GGCGCAACGCCTCGCGACATCGAACGCGAATTCAAAATTTCCGTTCCGTGGCGGCTTAATCACATTGACCTATGTGACGTGGTGCCGCTTGGCAAGACAAAAGCAGGCGGGCGGACCTCCCTGAAGACCTACGCCGGACGCATGCACGCGCCGCGTATGCAAGACCTACCCTATCCCGAAGACGCATGGCTGACTGACGATCAAAAGCGCATCGTCAAGCTGTACTGCGCGAACGACCTTAAAAACACCGAACTGCTTTACGAACATCTAAAGCCGCAGCTTGCATTGCGCGAATCAATGTCATCGCAATACGGCGTTGACTTGCGTTCACGTTCAGATGCGCAAATCGCCGAACACGTTATCGTCAGCGAAGTGCGCAAGCTCACAGGTCGCAAGTTGAGCCGGCCTGAAACTCCCGTGGGCAAGGTGTTCAAATACACGCCGCCTGCGTTCATTCAATACCGTTCACCTGAACTGAACAAGATTCTTGAAACTGTCCGAGACGCTGAATTCGTCGTGGACATGAACGGTACGCCGCAATGCGATGCGCTGAAAGAGCTTATCGCAACGATTGGTGGCAATGACTATGCGATGGGACTTGGCGGTTTGCACAGTCAAGAGAAAAGCCGCTGCACGGTCGCTGACGACAAGTTTGGTTTGTTTGACACTGACGTTACCGGCTACTATCCGCGCCTGATGATTAATTCGGGCATGTTCCCGCCAGCTATTGGCGTGGACTTTCAAACGGTTTTTCAATCGCTTGTGGAGCGCCGCACGATTGCAAAGGAAAAGGCGAAAGAATGCAAGAAAGCTGGCGACAAAGCCGGCGAAGAAGCATGGCTTGTTGAAGCTGACAGCTTGAAGATTACGAACAATGGAACGTTCGGCAAACTCGGTTCGTCGTTTTCAGTGATCTACGCACCTGAACAAATGATTTGGGTGACGCTTACAGGTCAGCTTTCCATCATCATGCTTATCGAACTGTTGACGGAATACGGATTTAAAGTGGTGTCCGGCAACACTGATGGTATCGTGATTTATGCCGAACGCAGTAAAAAGTCTTTACTAAAAGACATCGTATCGTACTGGGAACAAACTACCGGCCTTCAAACAGAAGAAACAGAATACAAGATTCTCGCAAGCCGTGACGTTAACAACTATTTTGCTGTTAAGCCCGATGGCGAATGCAAGAAAAAGGGCGCATACACTGAGAAGGGATCAAGCGGCAACACGGTCTTGTCAAAGAACCCAATGCATCTGATTTGCAACGATGCGGTTGAAAAGTTTCTTGCCCACAGTAAGCCGATTGCTGACACTGTGCGCGAGTGCCGCGATTTCCGTCGCTTCGTTTGCGTTCAAAACGTCAAGGGCGGCGCAGAAAAAGACGGCTACTACTTGGGCAAAGTCGTTCGGTGGTATTACGCAAACGGCATAGCCGGCAGCATCAACTACGTGACAACAGGCAATCAGGTTCCGCGTTCTGAAGGCGCAAAACCGTGTATGGACCTGCCGGAAAGCTTTCCCGAAGACGTGAATTTCGATTGGTATATCAACACCGCAAACGAAATTCTCTATGACATTGGCGTTTGGCAACGCCCCGAAAAACAGTCAAGACTGTTTTTCTAGAGGCTGTTGTTCGCGGAAATCAAGTCGGTCGCCACGATGTTCAGGCCGCTGGAGTCGGTTGCAAATTCAACCGTGCCTGTGCAGCCGCCAATTCCGCCGCTGGCCTGCACTGTCTGATCCGTCGCCAAGCTGCGCCAGACGCCTGACGATGGGTTGAAGCCGACCGCGGGGTTTGCCCCGCCTGTACGGGTCAGACGGTACCAGTAGCGCGCTCCAATGCCCGCGTGCGGGGTTGGATGAGCCCAGTAGGTGTCCGTGGCCGACAGCGCTGTTCCGTCCGCTTTGAGCACGACCGAACCGCCCCCGGTGAAGTCCTGGCCGTTGGCAATGACTTCTTCGCCGTTGATATCCACTTCGCCGTCAATGTAGAACGTGTCACGTTCGTAGTAACGTGCGTCATAGTTGACGGCTTTGATTGACGATGTGAACTTCGATGCCCTGTCGCGTTCAGTCACAAGGAAGACCATGGCTTCAACTTGCGACGCTTTCACGAGAATGTAAGTTGCAAGTGCAAAGTTCGAAGGGTTGAGCGAAAGTGCCAAAGACGGTTCTTCGGCAAGTGTGATTTCGCGTTCGTTTGCGCCGGGCGTCGCGCCGATAATTTGCACTGTCCCATCGGTCAACTGCAAGCACACGGAATAGGTCTCGCCGACTTCGAAGTTCACAGGTTGCGACGTGGTAATCACAAGTCCTGTTTTGCCGCGCACTTCGCCGTCTTGAGTATCCGGCCGTACATTGTTGGCAACCAAAATCCGGTCATTGATGAACAGGATTTCGGCTTCCTGTGTAGCTTCAAACTCCACGCTTTTTCGTTGATAAATCAGCTTGTTGTAAGCGCGCCATGCGTGCATGTAAGCCTGAAGTTTGTTGCGCACGCCGATGCTGTCGATTTTTTGTGGCTTGACTGCCGAACGATCAACAGGGATGTAATACGTTTGCGAACTTTGATCGTATGGATCAACCCAATTGAATTCGACGCCATCGTAATCATTCCGCACACCAAACGCGACGGTGCGGCGCTCAGAACGCGGAATCTTGTTGCGATGATTAAAAGAAAGCTTGCTACCTGAAGTCGCTTTTTCAAGCCCAACAGTCAACGTATTGCCACGCCGATACGCGTTGCAAAAGGCAGCTTCTGCGACCGCGTTTGCGGTCTCTTCAAACGAAATGTTTTCCTTGTCAAATGTGTAATTGAACTGCGTGCAAACTCCAGTGCCGAACAAATCGGTGGCAGCTTGGAATTGCGAAATGATTTCGTAAAAATTAATTTCGCTGTCATCACGTCCACCGATGTACGGATCGCGGCAAACAGCGAGAAAAATTTGAGCCGCGTCTTGCGACGGCGCCGGAACACTGCCAATGCTGTGCGTTGTCGGCGTGGCAGTGATGACAGGAATTTTCCGCGTGCAACGAATGTTCAACTTCCGTTCTTTGACTTGCAGCGCGCCGATGGTTGCCACAGTGCGCGACATGACAGTCGTTACGTTGCCAAAGTGCGGCACGTTAACCGGCGACGTTGTGTAAATATCGCGCCAACGAACTTCATCAACAACCGTGCCGCTGAATCCTGTATCGCGAACGCTGATGCGGCGCGAACGAACCTTAAAGCGCCCCAACGGCGTATCAAACGGCGCCGTCATCGTTTTGGCTCGCTGTGAGCGCACAGTAGCCGATCCGTCAATGGTCAGGGTGAAAAACACTTCACTGCCCACAGGTGCGCCGCCACTGTTGATCCGCTGCAATCCAAGCTGCACAGTCACTTCGTTCGTTGATTGCGTCGTGCCATCGTCTTTGAACAATCCTTGTGGGCAAACATAGTTCGCCATGAAGTTGACCGATGTCAACGCTTCACACGTGAAAGGACCGACCCAGGCATCAGTGACAGCGGTTGTTTCAAGCGTCGCCGTCATTTCGCCAGTTGTGTGACCAGCACTAAACGCCGCTTGATATGCCGCCCATTCAGCGCTGACAACTTCAGGATTTGACAGCGTGATTTCATGCGTTGTTACAGCCGAAATGGTAAACGTTCCGCTAAGTGCGTAGCGGTTGAATCCGTTCAAATAAAAGCCTGTGCGAACGCGCAGCGTATCGCCGGGGCTGAAACTGGTTGTCAGGTCAACGCTGCCGTTCACCTTCACGATGTTCGGTTCGATAAACTCTACGTGCGTGCTCAATAGCGGCGCTTGGTTCGGCGCTTCAAGCGTCTGGCCGTTGACAGCTTCGTTTCGATCGACAGACAACACCGGCAGAAAGATGGGGTCGCCAATGCGCAATTGCGGTTCGTCGCCGCTGTTGGGCGACGTGAACGGTGCGTAAATCTCAACTGTTGCTTGATCGATTTCACTGATGCGCGTTGTGTTGTCGCGCACGCCATCAGCAACGATGTAGTATTCGCCGCGTCCAATGCACATGTACGAATATTCAACTTCTTTATGGTCTTCGTAATTGGTGTACGGCAATGCGATCAAATCAGGCGACGAAATCTGTTCACCGAAAATGTCGGGAATCCGACCGTTAATGCGGGCACGGTTGCCGCGTGATGACAGTTCGTTGTTCGGCGAACCGCCGTCCAGATTGCGAGCGGCCGGAATGGCGGGCGGCTTCGGCGTGAACAGCTTCACCGCCGCATAGGACGCGATGAAAATCAACGCCAGTGACAGCGGATCGAAACCGCCCGGATAGCACACCACGAAGAATTCACCGGTCAACGCCAACAAGCGTTCAATGCCTGCTTCGTCTTTCGGCGTCACATCGTTTTCCGGCGCAATCTTGCCGTGATAGATGATCGCGTCATCGGGAAATCGTGTGAATTGCGTTTGCAAAAACTCCACAATGTTTTCGCACTCGTGAACGCTTTTCTTGTTGGCGTCAAACGGATCAATGACGATAGTGACTTTGTTCATTGGTAAAACCTGATGTGTGTAAAGCCGCGTGACGCCAAAGCAAGCGGCAAGTATTCGGGGCCGCGAGTGGTCAAATGCAACACCGAATCGTCAAGGTACACGCCCATGTGCGGCTCACTGTTCAACCGAGTCATGTACACCAAACAAGGTGAAACAGGTTCGCGCAAACGCCTAAAGCTCTTGAACGCTCGCAACGTTTCGCCCATACCGAATTCGCGCCGCATAACTGAGCCTAGACGGTTTTTCAAGTCCTCGCCGGTTGCAGCCGCCCAAACATCACAAGCGAATTCCATGCACGTATAACGTTCCTCAACGAACACGTGTTGCATGAAATCGTCAATGTTCACAGAAGACCCCGAAGCATGGGAAAACGGTCGATCCGGTAAAGCTCGCCCGTCTTGGAACTATTCAGACCGGGTGCGACAGCTTCCAGTGTCGCACCTTCTGCACCCATGGTCACGCTCTTGATTTCAACGCGCACGGGGCCGTAAAGAGGTTCCGTCAGATGATCGCTGCGATACGTCCGATACTTCACGACAGGTTTAACAGCAAAACCGTTTGCAGCCTCGATTGCATCAAGTTCTTGCGGCAACGTTTGCCCCAAGTCGCCAATGCTGATTGAAAAGCCTTGATCCAAGTCCGCACGTACACCGCGTTGCGCAATCTTCAAGGGGTAGTATTCGAACGTCGCAGTATCGACGCCACCTTCTAGCGTGGCTGTCATGCCGCCGCGCATGTTTCGCACAATCCAATAAGTGCGACTCAAATTCGGATGCGAAATTTGAAGCGTTTCCAATTCCGCGACTTTGGAATTCGAACCTAGAAAAAACTCAGTGTATTGCGTGGTCATGTCACAAGCCCATTGCCGCGAAGGTTGTATGCCGTTGAACCGGCGTTAGCCATATTCAACCAAATCCAAAGGTCGCCAGTGGGAACACCCGTGTATTGATGAAGAAGCGTCCAACCGCTACCGCTGTTCTTTTCCCATGTGATTGTGTCGCCGGTACGTGTGGCGCGCACTTGATCGCCCATGGCGCAAGTTTCGCCAGTGTTCACATAACTTCCGCCGTCTGCGGTGTAGTAAACACCAGCTTGGTGCGCCCAAATTCCGTAAGCCATATCGCCGACGCTAAACGAAAAGCTGGGCGACAGCGCAAAGCCCATAACAGTATTGAATCCAGGCGTGACTACATGATTGACAGTGAATTTGATATCACCGTCAACACCTGACGCCAAATGACTATCCAACGTGCCGCCATTGATGAAGCCGCTTGCAAGCGCTTCGTAATTCCATCCAGCAGTCGCGTCGCCAGTTTCATTGCAGTTGTATGCGCCGCTGACGCGAATTGCATCGCCATCCGCAGGCGGCGGACTGCCCACAGAAATAGTGGCGTCTTGACCGTTGAGCGCAAACACGGCATTCGCTGCCGCAAACAGGCTTTGACGACCCAAGCGAGCGGGTTTTCCGGTAAGTGTGTATCGGCCGTAAGTGCCGCTGATGACAGGCAACGGCGCTTCGGGAATACTGCCCGAGTAAGCGCGTACCGCAAGATAGCTTGTCAAAAGCAGATTTGGCTTACCCAGGCCGTAAATGCCTAGCTTGCCGGTCCAAGAAACCCCGTCGTTTTTCAGCGCCAACACTTCATCGTTGAAACGCAAAATCCAATTTCCCGAACGACGCTGCACCTTCAGCACGTTTCCTGTAGGCAATACATTTCGGTCGATGGAGTTTGTTGCGTTTCGTAGTTTGATTTCGACAATGCCGGTTCCGCTGTAGTAATAGATTTCGACAACGCGATCCGAATCGGCAATGCTGTCCGGTTCTCCGAACTTAATCGCCATTTGATGGTTATCGCTACCTGCCACGCAATCAAAGCGCCATTCGACTTCAATGTCGTCAGCCGTGATGCCTGTAGCGTTGTTGTAATAAACGCTTGGAACACCGAACGGCGTATCGTCAAACAAACGATTACCGCTAATGTAAAAAGCGTTTATGCCTTCCTTGAATTGCCACGTGCCGCCAACAACGGGCGGATGATCGGCCAGCAAAGTGAACTCGGACACTCCGAAGGTGTCTTCCAGCCACAGCGAAGGGGCAGGAGCCGGCGCAGGCGCCCCGCCGCCACCCGCGGGAGGGTCAGGGTAGTCCGTGCCGCTCAAGACCGCCCCGGGGATCGCCAGCGCTCGCGCCGTGATGGTGTAGCCCAGGCCCGCCCGCCCTTGCATGGCGATGCTGCCCTGAACAAACTTCATCGTGTAATCAGTTGGCGCATGGTTATCGAGAATCAGCGAAATATTCCACGGGGGATTTCCGCGAGCTTCGTTTTTCCGAATGATGCTTCGAAGATATTCGTATCCATCGAAATCAACATTCCACATCAAAACCACTTCGCGAACAGTATCGCGACGGTTCGTTCTAAAGAACGACGCCGGCCCGTCATGACGAACCGACAAACGGTCGCCAACAAATGCAACCGTGTATGATGCGCTTGTCGGCGCGATGGTGATAGTTTCCATTTAACCGTCAGTATACAAAAGGCGGAATTGGTCAATATACCAATAATCGCCGTAGTAATAATCGGCACCGCCGCGCCCAAATGTCCACGTACCGAGATTGAACAGCGAAGGGAAACCCATGTCTTCGCGAGTCAACGCACCCAATAGGATATCGTTCAACCGGAATTCGCACGCCGTTCCCGTCACGCGAACGCTAACCTTGTTCCATGTTCCTGTCGGAATCGGTGCGCTACCGCCCGGCCCGTGAATATGACCGCTGTCATCAAAGCTGATGCCAATCGCATAAGTTTCAAAGCGATTGGCTTCGAACATGACACCGCCGCCACTTGTAATAGTGGCAGGGAAGTAGCATTGAAACTCAACTTCCCAGTTCGGTTTGTCAGGAGTTGAAGGCGTGGTTTCAACTGGCGAGCCCGCACCCTTTTTCAACGAACGCGCGCCGCTATAAGCGTAGTCAGTTGACGTTTGTTGCGAATCGTCATTGTAAAGTGTGATTTCGTGACCGAACATGCCAACGCACACAGTATCCGCACCACCGCCTGCGGGAATTTCT